ACACCCAGATTCCATTTTAATAGGTTGTTTTCATAGCGATCAATGCTATGGTTGCTAAAAAAGTTAATTTCTTTGCGTTTTAGTCCTACCAGGAAACCTCTCCAGACGTCCTTGGTTACTTGCCAGTTGCTTGGTGATCTTAGATTGCCATAGTGATTCATATAGTACTGACCACCAAAATGACGATAAGGCCATACAGGTACACGGGCAACTATGTCAGCGTTGTTAACAAATCTAAAATGCAATAGCCCAATGCTTTCAATCTGAGTCACGTATTTTTTATTACCTACGCGTGGACTACCAAAGGTAAACAAAGCCTGTGGGTTTGGACAATCCTCGGATCTTTGCAGTCTATAGGCCAATAATGTTGCCATGGCTGCTCCCAGACTATGCCCTGTACACCAGACAGTACGAGTCTTACCATATTCCCTGAGTTTGTCCACTAGTCCTGGCCAGATGTTGTCCACAGATGTTTTAAATCCTCTATGTACATGACCTATGCCAGTTGAGCTAGGCACCATGCGAGCATCTAGATCGGCTGCTATGTCGGCAAATTCCGTGGGCTGTGTGCCACGACAAACAACTATGAGATCATGAGCATTGGTCAGCAAATAGGCCTGACTGCCATTGACATCAAAAAAGTGAGCATTAAAGCCCAGCTGAGCAAATGGCTCTTCGGCCTGGTCTGGGTTGTAATATGCCAGTCTAGCCAGGCGAGCGAACAGATAGGCCTGTTCGGTAAATTTTGTCTGATTTATGGGTGTCATTAGTCCTTCCTTGCGTCGTTTTTACCATCGGCACGGGCTATGCGATCCACATCGGGTCTAACACCCAGGGCATTGCTTACCAGTGTATCTATGCGAATAATATCATGGTTCATGGTCTTGACTCTGTTGTCCAAAGCTACTATAATACCACTAAGACCCTTAATACTACTCATGACTCCAGCCAAGATAAATTTAAGTGTAAGGAACACAAAGTAACCACCTGCACAGGCAGCTGCTATGGGGAATCCTACTTCGGCTATGAGTTTAAAAATATCCATGGTTTTCCTATTGACTCTTCTATACATAGTATTTATAATAACTGATATATGAAATTCTATACAAACATAACTATCTACGGAAATAACGCCTTGGTTCGGGGCGTTCACAACGGTCAGAGATTCCAGACCAAGGAAAACTTCAGACCTCGACTATTTGTTCCCAAGAAAAAGCCCGGAGCTGCCACCTATCATAATCTATTTGGTGAGCCCCTGGATCTGATTGAATTTGGCGACATCAATGATGCCCGAGAATTCATGAAAAGCTACGAGGGTATCAGCAACATGAAGATACATGGCAATACCAACTGGACCTATCAGTACATAACTGAAAACTATGGTGGTCAGATTGAGTTTGACATGAATCAGATTAGCATCTGGGGACTGGACATAGAGACTACGTCTGAGCATGGATTTCCTGATGTTAATGATCCCGTTGAAGAGCTCTTGCTCATAACCATGCAGGATCTGAATACTCGGCAGATTCATACCTGGGGTCGTAAACCATTCGCAGCAGAAAACCCCAATCATACCTATCATCATTGCACAACCGAATATGAATTGATTCGATCATTCCTTAGCTGGTGGATCGTCAATACACCAGACATCATCACGGGCTGGAACATAGGGCTATTTGACATACCCTATCTGGTCAGCCGCATTGAACGCGTGGCTGGTGAAGCTACTACCAAGCAGTTGAGTCCCTGGCGTCAGGTCAAACGTCGTGATGTAGAGTTTGCACAAAAGACCATGATGGCCTATGAATTAGTTGGTGTGACCCAGCTGGACTATTTGGATCTGTATAAAAAGTTTACCTATAATGCTCAGGAAAGCTACAAGCTGGATTATATCTGTAAGCAGGAGCTGGGTGTTGGTAAGTTAGAAAATCCCTTTGATACCTTCAAGGAATTCTATACCAATGACTGGAAATTGTTTACCGAATACAACGTGGTGGATACCGAACGAGTACTGCAGTTAGAAGATAAAATGAAGCTCATAGAGCTAGCTGCCACCATGGCCTTTGATGCCAAGTGTTTATTTGGTGATGTGTTCAGTGCAGTCCGAACCTGGGACTGTGTGCTGTATAACTATCTCTGGGATCAGAACATTGTAGTGCATCCTCGTGATACAACACGCCCAGATCGTAGCATCGAAGGTGCTTATGTACAGGAGCCCCGACCTGGCAAATATGACTGGGTGGTTAGCTTTGATGCTACTTCACTTTATCCTAGTATTATTATGCAGTATAACATGAGTCCAGAAACTCTGGTTCGAAGCCGAGAAGATTATTTTACACCCTGTACAGTTAATCAGTTGTTGGATAAAAAGATAGATCTAAAAAGTCTGCATGCTGACGATGAATGTCTAACAGCCAATGGCTATCATTTTAGCCGAGATAAAAAAGGATTGTTTCCGGGCATTGTACAGAAGCTGTTTGATGATCGTCAGATGTATAAACGCAAAATGATCGAAGCCCAGAAGCTCTATGAAGAGACTCATAAGCCTCAGTATCTAAATGACATCAGTCGCTATACCAACTTCCAGATGGCTCGTAAAATTCAGCTCAACAGTTTATTTGGTGCCTGGGCCAATTATTATTTCCGCTACTTTGATGATCGCATTGCCGAGGGCATAACCATAACTGGTCAGTATATCATACAGACTGTAGGTCGAGCTCTGGATGATTATTTGAACAAAGTAGTTGGCACCAAAGATTATAAGTATAGTTTCTATTCAGATACCGATAGCTGTTATATTACTCTGGATCCATTAGTTCAGAAATTCTATGCTGATAAAAGCAAAGATGAGATCTTACGAATACTGGACAAAATCTGCGAAGAAAAGATCACAGAAGTCATTAATCGTAGCTGCAATGAGCTGGCCCTGTATACCAATGCGTTCGAGCCCAAGATCATATTCAAACGCGAAGCCATAGCTGACCGAGGCATCTGGGTGGCCAAGAAGCGCTATGCTCTTAATGTCTACAACAACGAAGGTGTTACCTATGCCGAACCCAAGTTAAAGGTCATGGGACTGGAGATTGTTCGTTCTAGTACACCCGAGGCCATACGTAATGTATTAAAAGATGCTGTAAAGGTGGCCATTACGGCTGACGAAGCAGCTCTGCAGGCATTCATTACCAGTGCTAAAAAAGAGTTCTTAAAACTAAGTCCCGAAGACATAGCATTCCCTCGGGGTGTCAATGGCATTAAAAAGTATCAGAGTTCGTCCAACATCTATGCCAGTGGTTGCCCCATGCATGTGCGAGGAGCCCTGTTGTATAATTACTATCTTAAAGAATACAACATAACCAACAAGTATGAAAGCATTGGCGAAGGCGATAAGATCAAGTTCCTGTATCTAAAGACGCCCAATCCTATCAAAGAGAACTGCGTGGGATTTATTAACCGAATACCAGCGGAATTTCTATTGACAAACTACATAGATTATGATACAATGTGGGATAAGGCATTTATTGAACCTCTGAATGGCATCATTGAAGGCATGGGCTGGAGTACCAGTCCGCAAGCAACTTTAGCAGGATTATTTAGTTAGGAGAAGTTATGAAAGTAGAATTTGAATTGAACCATTATAATGTTAGCATGATCAAAAGCGGATTTAGAATTGCCGCTGGCATTGTGTTGATGATTCAGTTTTTTGCTACGGCTGGATTATTTTTAATTGTAGCAGAATTACTGGGTATTTTAGAAGAAATGGTAGAGGAGAAAGCATGAGTTTATTAGACAAGTTACAGAAAAATAGCACCATCAAGGACACGGATGTCCTGGCCGATAGTAAATTTTTTGGTAGCAAGGACATGATACAGAGTCCAGTTCCCATGATCAATGTTGCCTTAAGTGGTAAACTAGATGGTGGATTGACACCTGGATTAACTGTGTTTGCTGGCCCCAGCAAGCATTTTAAGACAGCCTTTGCGCTCATGCTGGCAAAAAGTTATCAGGACAAGTATCCTGACGGTGTAGTTTTATTCTATGATTCAGAGTTTGGTAGTCCGCAAAGTTACTTTGAAACCTTTGGCATCGACACCAAACGGGTGCTACATACTCCTATTACTGACGTAGAGCAACTAAAGCATGACAGCATGGCGCAGTTAAGCAACATTGAGCGCGGTGACCATGTCATGATCATCATTGACTCAGTTGGTAACCTGGCCAGCAAGAAAGAAGTCGAAGATGCACTCGAAGGTAAAAGTGTAGCAGACATGTCTCGTGCCAAACAGCTCAAGAGTTTATTCCGCATGGTAACACCACATCTAACCATCAAGGACATTCCCATGGTAGTTGTGAACCATACCTACAAAGAGATTGGCATGTTCCCCAAAGATGTTCTGTCAGGTGGAACTGGCATCTATTACAGTGCCGATAATATCTTTATCATTGGCCGTCAGCAGGAAAAAGACGGAACTGATGTCATTGGTTATAACTTTATCATCAATGTTGAAAAATCTCGTTATGTTCGAGAAAAGAGCAAGATTCCAGTTGAAGTAACCTATGAAGGTGGCATCAGCAAATGGAGCGGATTGTTGGATGTAGCACTCGAAGGTGGCTTTGTAGTCAAACCCAGCAATGGTTGGTATGCTCACAAGGGCGAAGAAAAGAAATATCGCATTAAAGAAACCTATACCAAAGAATTTTGGTTACCCATATTGACCAAGCAGGAGTTTAGAGATTATGTTGAGTCAAATTACAAGGTCAGTTCGACAAATCTGGGGCAAGATCTCGGAGCCGATGACATTGAAGCTGCGTACGACGCAGCCAATTCCGACCTATGAGTTCATAGACGATTCTATTAACGATACCACACACATACACATAACCAGCGGTACGGCCGCTGGTGTTGTTTTTAGATATGGTAGAGTTAGGTTCGAAGAAATAGAAGGTCAGTTAAAAGTGCAGTTTGGTTACGAAATAATTCGCAATCTGCATCTATTGACAGACGCTGTATTAAAGCCTATAATCATAGCTATACTAGATGACATATTAAAAAAAGAAGCCCATGGACAGAATTGAAAAGACCATACTAAGAAACCTAGTGCATGATGATGTATACATGCGTCAGGTTGTTCCATTTTTACGTCCCGAATATTTTAACGGTGCAGATCAGATTGCCTATAGACTCATAACTGATTTTATCAATGACTATAATAATTGTCCAACCCTAGAAGCCCTGGACATAGCATTACAGAAAAAGAATCTAAATGAATCTGATTTTAAAGCAGCAGCTGAATTAATTCGAGAGCTAAACAGAACCGAAGTCAATCAATCCTGGTTGATTACAGAAACAGAACGATTTTGCAAAGACAAGGCGGTGTATAATGCCATACTTAAAAGTATTGAAATCATTGATGGACGTGATAAAAAACATACCACAGAAGCTCTGCCGGGCATTCTGCAAGAAGCCCTGGCTGTTGGATTTGACAACAGTGTGGGGCACGATTATATTCTTGATGCTGGTGATAGGTTTGATTTTTATCATAGAGTGGAAACTAGAATACCTTTTGACCTAGAATATTTTAACAAGATTACCAATGGCGGTATGCCCAACAAGACGCTGAATGTGGTCCTGGCCGGAACTGGTGTGGGTAAAAGTTTGTTCATGTGTCATGTAGCAGCTGCTACGCTGAGTCAGAATAAAAATGTCCTGTACATAACCATGGAAATGGCCGAAGAGCGCATAGCCGAACGTATCGATGCCAATCTCATGAATCTGGACATGGATCAGCTGCATGATCTACCCAAGACCATGTATGATAATCGCATAGACAAGATCAAGGACCGCACTCAGGGCCGATTAATCATCAAAGAATATCCCACAGCTGGTGCACATTGCGGACACTTCAAGGCCCTGTTGAATGAACTCAGTCTCAAGCAGAGTTTTCATCCAGACATCATAATCATTGACTATTTAAATATCTGCACCAGTTCTAGAATCAAACAGGGAGCCGGAGTCAATAGCTATACCTATATCAAGGCCATAGCCGAGGAGATGCGTGGACTAGCAGTTGAGACCGATGTTCCCATACTAAGTGCCACACAGACCACGCGTGGTGGTTATGGTAATACCGATGTTGAATTGACTGACACTAGTGAATCATTTGGTTTACCAGCCACAGTAGACTTTATGTTTGCTTTGATTGCCAGTGATGAAATGGATGAGTTAAATCAGCTCATGGTTAAACAGCTTAAAAATCGCTACAACGATCCAACCAGCAATCGTAAGTTTGTCATAGGTGTGGATCGAGCCAAGATGAAGTTGTATGATGTAGAACCTGCGGCTCAGCGAGGATTAGTACAGAGTGGTCAGGAAGAACTAGACACCAAGTTTGGATCTGGTATCAGAGCCAGTCAGGATTTTAGCAATATCAAATTCTGATAAATAATTAATCAGGGAGGGTTATGTATCTTGCTGCCAAAATAGATCGTCAGTTATTAAAGCTTGAGTCCAAATGGACTGGCAAGATGCTGAAATCTACCATTGTGCGCCAGCTACAGGAAGTCCTAAAACCTTTTGGCATCATGGTTCTGCAT